ATGAAAAAAATTGCTGCTATTAGGGGGAAGGCATTACCCGTGGAGTCCTTAAGGGAGCGCCGAGATCAGCAGCGTCAGAGGAATAAGGCGATTCGCGTGTTGAAGGGGCGGGGATAGCATGGACGTGTGGGTGTTGATGTCCTGGAGGATTGTTTACCACCACGTCAGCACACACAGAATAGTATGGTGACTTAGGATGAAAGCGAATTCCCTTTAACATCAAATCTCCACAATTTTTGAGTCTCGCGATCTCAAAATCCAACCGCTTGTTAGCAGTATTTTGTCTCATGTATTCAATATGTGCCTGTGCTGCTTCCTTACATTGTTCTTGTAGTTTCTTATCCAATGGTCTAGACCATGTGGCAGAGAAACCTACACCAATGCTATAGTTATCCTTCTGTCCAGTTCTTGTAGGAACATTATATAAAATGTCACCAGGGCGATCAGGAGCACCATCGGGGATAACATTACCATCATCATCAAAAGCACCACTAAGATCTCTCATATCATAGACAGGAGAGTCATAGTAATCTTCATATGGTCTTGTTACTGATGCTGTTCCAGTTACATAAGGTGTGAAGTTTAAGGTTGGACCTTGGCACTGGATTCCATTCCCATAAGTATTCGTAATGTAAGGTCCTTGTAAAACCTGGATTGCCTGGTTTGTGACGCTACCAGAACTATTAGCAATAGGAGAAGCGGTAGCAGAGACCCCACCAACAGTTTCTGCCAGAGATTGAGATGGGAGTAAGGCACTTAGAATTACTGCTGGAAGATACTTGTAGTATCGGTTACGCTTGTAACCTCTGTTGTTCTTTGAATGATCGTGTGATTTTGTAATCCAGGAGAAGATAGAGTTTCTGTGAACTGAAACGCTGCTCCTGGTGTTGTTTGTGTGAAAGTCGGTTTTGAATTCACGCCCGTCCATTTTGATGTCACTCCATTAATAGTTACGTTAACTTCAGATGTTGAAGGTGATAAATTTCCACTAGCGGTTACGCCAGAACCCGTTGCCGAGTATTGATAACCAGTGGAATAGTCCATGCTGTTTATTGTTTCTGTGATCTTTTGAGTCGTTTCCGTGTGGCTGGTCATCGAGCCCTGTGTGAAGTTCGGGACCACGGGGACCGCCTGGGCAGGAGCAAGTGTGACACTTACACCCACCACAGACATGGCAGACCAGAAGATCGTCTTTCCAAAACTGGTCATTGCGAACGTCCTCAATCAATTACAGTGATCTCAGCTACGAATTGTCCTGTTGCTGTAGTACCAGCTCCACCAGCCGTGATGGTGATGGCACCCGTAGTGCCGACAGTACCTGCCAGAGAACCAGCAGATCCAGCTGCGTAAGAAGTAACTGACGAGAAGTTAGGAACTTCGCCTACAGTAGGAGCTGATGTTGGAACTGCGTCACCTTGAGTATAAGATTGACTAAAGGAAAACGCATTTCCAGGAGTATCCTGAGTTGCTGCGATAGTACCAGGACTGTATACACCAGAGGTGATAGTACCAGCAGAAATAGTATTTGCTGTTGTACCGTCCGTAGTATCCACCCCGCTACCTGAAATACTGAACGAGGAACCGATCCTCGCTGCCTGAGTTCTAGCAGCATCTACAGTAAGTTGAACACTAGATGAGTGCTTAGTAACAAGTCCGCCAGCGTTAGCAGCAGTAGCGGTCATCAGTAACATTCCAAAAGCAAGAAAAGCTTTTTTCATCAACCTATAGGATTTACACTACAGATATTTATTCAATAAGAGTTCCGAAAGATCTGCGGATTTCTCTGAGTTCCTCAAAGTTCTTGTTTTTAGTACCACCATCGTATTCCCACGCATAACCTTCTGTGATCATTTGCTCATTTAACGATGTCTCTGCGTCTCCAATATATAACCAACCAAGAAGGCGACCATACTTACCCATACCACCAACAAGTTCAGTTCTAATGACGAGATCGTCCTCTCCATCGATAGCACCTTCTAGTTTTTCTTTCATCCAGTTAGTGGCATCTAGTCCTAATGCCTTCTCTTCAAGGTCGCGTGTACGTTTTTCTGGAGTATCTACACCAGCGATTCTAACTCTTTCTTTTTTATAAAGATCAAATCCAAGATCGATAGTGACATCAATTGTGTCTCCATCTACCACTCTATCTACACTCGTTACTCTGAAGTTGTAGCAGGATTTCCTGCTGGGTGGTGTCATTGCTCCCATGTTACCTCTGTCTACAAATTACTGTTCTTTGACTGACCATACGACATTCAAAAGAAGTCTCCGTCACTAGTGACTTCAATGTCGCCATCGTAATCGTGAACAGCATCACTGTCTGTGCTACGATCAGGTAAGGAACTACCTTCGTGATTTTCTTCGAGTTCTTCATATGCGTATGACATTATTGTATATATGTAATAAGCAACGCCCGCTAGAAGAATGATGAGGCACCAGATAATACTCCAGGTCACATCATTTACATCTTCTAATGGGCGTAGAAATAAATTCATGGGTTGTTGGGATCAATACCTAACTTATCTAGGTAGTCAATCCACCATTGTGGATTCTTTTGTTGTTTCCATTGAGGAACAGGTAATCCTTTCTCTGAATAATACTCTTCTAGAGCATCATCTATAGTCTGTGCGATCTCCATATTCCTCTTCCTCTTCATCAACATCTGCATATGCGTTCGCCACGAAGGGTCCTCGTTTTCGTAAAGGTTCTTTTCTGACATAATCCTGTTCAGCATTAACGGCAGATACCCACACAGCAAGTTTCATTACTATGTAGATAATAATCAATGGCAAAAAGCATCCAATTAAAACAATCGTTTTAGTAGTCATCTTCTTCCTCGTCGTGATCGTAACTTAATCTACAGTCCCAGGCATGATCTTCTTCCCACTCTGGTTCATACAGAGGACAAGGTTCTTCAAACAAATGACCCATTCTTAATTGTTTAATTCGTTCCCGTAGACCTTTATAAAACTCTCTTTTTTCGTCTGGATTCATTTGTGTTTACTGAATGGTTCCCAGTGTTCCCAACCGTAATGATGTATTGCCCACATTCCTAAAATAGGAACGAATACAAGTAAGAACCCCATGACTCCTAAGCACCATGGGGTTTGCATGACTGATCTCACGAACAGTTGAACGTGACTCATGAAGACTCCCAATCTTTCTGGAAGAGATCAAGTCCTTCGCGAGTAAGAACATGATTATACATTGCCCAGAATACTTTAGGTGGCATGGTTACAACACTTGCTCCATAGAGGAAGCAACGAGAAACATGATGACAGTCTCTCAGTGATGCTGCGAGCACTTGAGTCTTACTTCCGTGAGCAGCAAGAGTACCAGCAATAGCACGGACCAGTTCTACACCACTGAAAGAGTTGTCATTACAACGTCCAACAAAAGGTGAGATGTATGTAGCACCTGCTTTAGCAGCAAGGATTGCTTGTGCCACAGAGAACACAAGAGTTACATTAGTCTTGACACCAAGGGCAGAGAGTGCCTTACAAGCAACTAATCCTTCTACAGTACATGGTACTTTGATGGTAACTGCTGGTCTGCCCAGCGCAATGAATTGCTGAGCTTGTTCGATCATTTCTTCAGCAGTCTCAGCGACTACTTCACATGACACGCTTTCAAACTGTGGATAATTAGAAGTCAGTTCTCTAGCAACATCAGGAAGAGTTCTCCCACTACGCTTGATTAATGTAGGATTGGTTGTTACACCATCAATTAATCCAGTGCGTGCTGCTTTTTTAATTTCGTCAAGGTCAGCTGTGTCTAAGAAAATTTTCATGATTCAAGTTTATTTGTAGTATTTAGTTTATGCTGGGTAGTCCCAGTTAGCGAGAAAGTCAGTTTTGTGTTGAGGTCCCCACGATCCTGGCATGTACAGGTAAGGGACAGTGCGAATTGGGCAAGAAGTGCCAGTACACAGAAGGTCATCTACGATCCTCCAGGATTCCATTACCTCATCGGCGTGAACAAAATGTGATTGATCACGATTAATGGCATCATAAAGGAGTTTTTCATAACCATCTATTGCTCTATCTTGTGGATAGTCGTGGGTGAGTGTAGCGAGTTCAAGATCATCATTAAGCCCAGGAGATTTAATGTCCATGCGAATATCAAGATGAGGATTAGGCTGAAGACGCATGACAATACGATCGTTAACTTCTCCTTCATAGAGTTTTAGCGGTGGTGCTTTAAGTTTGATTACTACTTCTACACATCCATAGGGCATTTTCTTGCCCGTCATAACGTTGAAAGGTACTCCCTCCCAACGCCAGTTATCGACGAATAAAGAACCAGCAAAATAGGTAGGAGTGTTACTCCTAGAATCAACGCCCTCTTCATTACGGTAGCCATCATATTGTCCGAGAATAAGATTTGTGCCTAGTCTAGTGGCGGCGAGAACTTTTGTCTTCTCGCGTCTGATTTCCCTAGCATTCATTTTACTAGGAGGTTCCATCGCAATTAAAGATAGAACTTGTAAGACATGGTTCTGTAGCATGTCGCGTACAGCTCCAGCAGTTTCATAGTATTGTGAGCGACCTTCACAACCAATAGTCTCAGTCGCAAAGATCTGAACTTCTTCTATGTACTGACGATTCCAAAGTGGTTCAAGAAGAATGTTACTAAACCTAGTAGCGAGAATGTTATTAACAGTATCTTTACCAAGATAATGGTCGATGCGATAGACCTGTTTTTCGCGTAGATGTCGCTCAACCACAGACTGTAGATTATCAGCAGATTTATAATCGTACCCAAAGGGTTTCTCAATAACCACACGGGATGTTTCTGGGTTGTCGAGGAGTCCTGCTTCTTTGAGATTGATGATAGCATTCGCATATCTTTCTGGCGGTACGGACAGGAAATAAGTATTGTCGTGTAGATAATTTGGGAGATGGCGAAGAGTATCAACGTTATCCAGATCACCAGAAATGTAATCTAACTGTCTCATGAACTCTTCTGGATATTCTCCTAGAGAATCTTTCCATGCTTGCGCTCCTGGATCTCTCCTAGCACAACCAGTAATTAAAAAATTATCTGGCAGTAATTCCTTCTGCCAGAGTTTATATAGAGCGGGAATTAGTTTCTTCTTACACAGGTCTCCTGTTGCTCCGAAGATAACAATTCCTTTAGTGAGCTGTTCCATTTCCGTCATAGTCGTCTGATTCGTAATACGATATTTCACCTTTAAATCTTCCAAATGCGATGGTGGCACATACAAACGGTAGTGCTGCCCAAAGTAAGACATCAGCGAACGTCATGACCACCAAACATAGCTCTCATTCCATTCAAAACCTTGGCAGTGAAAGCACCCAGACGGCGCGACTCAAAACGTGCCCACAGCGCACCACTGATAACAGGAGCGGGTACGCCAAGATCCACAGCAGCGTGAACCGTCCAACGACCCTCACCACTGTCTGATACTCCGCCATCGAAGTTGCTAAGCTCTCTATCGCTGCGTAGAACATCAGCGGTAAGGTCAAGTAACCAAGAACCAACCACGCTACCACGACGCCATAACTCAGCCACCTTAGCAACATTAATGTCGTAGCAATAGTCTTCTGGACAATCCATGGGAGCGACCTCAGCATCCCCCTCTTTGACATACTTGCTACCTGCGTTTGCTTCATGTAAAATGTTGAATCCCTCAGCGTATGCTTGCATGATTCCGTACTCAATGCCATTGTGGACCATCTTTACGAAATGCCCAGCGCCTGGAGCGCCGCAATGCATCCATCCCCATTCCTCAGGATACCAAACATAACTTCCGTCATGGGTCCTGTCAGCTCCCTTGATGCCAGGTGCGAGTGCGTCAAAGATAGGACGGCAGACGGATACTGCAGAATCTGTACCACCAACCATAAGACAGTATCCACGCTCCAGACCGTAAACTCCACCACTAGTACCGCAGTCAAGATATTGGATGCCCAGTTTAGACAACCTTTCTGCCCTGCGGCGAGAGTCTTTAAAATTGCTATTGCCATGATCAATAATAATATCTCCCTCCACACAAAATTGTAATAGCTCATTGAGTGTGTCCTCTACAGTTTCGGCGGGTACAACCATCATGAAGACTCCAGGAGTCTCACCAGTGGTTTTATTTGTATGTACTACTTGAACAAGGCTTTCCACAGAAGTGGTACATCCACTGATATAACCCTCTTCAAATTGCTTACAAGCTTTTTCATAGTTGTTTCTGAATCCGTGTACTTCGTGACCAGCAGCAATGAGGCGACGGGACATGCCCTCGCCCATTCTGCCTAAACCAATCATTCCTACTTTCATTTTCCTTCGTTTAAAAAATATTCGGGTATGGGACACCCTTTGAAGTTATGTATCTCATCTACAGCAAGGACAAACATAGTACAAAATCCTACACAGAATGCGAATAACATCTGTGGGAAATTGTAGTTACCCATGTATGCTGTAGGATCAGGTTCATCGTCATGAGGATGAATCATCCTTGCGATTTCTTCTGATCGTTTTTTCGATTTGTCGTCTAACTCTGTCTCTGGCTTCGGGGTCTTCCGTTTCTTTTCGGGAGTATCCATGTTTCTGATGAAAGATAAAGTGACCTTGACAAAACATAGTTACCCCAAAAATCAATGCGAGGACTATGCCTATCCATTCTAAAATTAAAGTGTTAGTTTCAACCATGGCAATAGTGGTGGTATTACTCCAATGAGTCGAAGAAGACCCTCAGCAAAAAGTGCAAGAACAACCCAACCAACACACATTGAAATAATCGAAGCGTTACGATTATGTCTGCGTATGGCATCATCAATCATCTCCTGTACTTCTTCTTTTGTTGTGAACTCAGGGGGTTCAACATCTTTACCCCAATTCTTAAACATGGATCATCTCCATAGCATCATGTAATTCTTTTGAGTGGTGTAATTCATCATTCAAAATCTCTAGGATCTTGTCGTCATGCCCATTGAGAGCAAGAAACTTAGCGTAAGTTTCTGCTGCGTGAATCTCTACTTCGTAGGAGAGATGGTAAGCAAGGCGAGGAGCCACCCAATAATAAACCACGTTACTCCAATAGTAGATAAGAACGAGATGCTTGGCAACAAAGCGGTCAATCCAATAAGAATTACCACCCCTACCTTCCATGTATTCCAGATGTTCTGTTTCATTGACTGACTGTTCAAAGTGCTGTTTCATTAAAAATAAATGCTCAGGACCGCGAAGTCCCATGCTTTCACGAAAATGTAGTACACTGAGGAACGCAAAATATGGTGCCCGAGCAATTTCCTCAAGCACCCAGAATCTTTGATAGTCTCTCCCTCTATAGAGAAAGTCTAAAATTGCCACAGTGATATCTAATACAACTGTGTTAAACTGTTTCATTGGACATGTACCGTGCCGATCATTCCTGCTCCTTTATGTGGACCACACCAGTAAGTGTAGTCACCAGCATCAGGGAAGGCAACTTCAAAGTCTTCGCCTGGTAACATTGCCAGGGCTTCGTGACCTAACTCTGGATGATCTTCTACTACCACATTATGTGGAGGCAGCATGTTGTTGATGAAATGAACCGACTCACCCGCAGAGATAGTAACCTCTGCTGGTTCAAATACTAGATTACCGTTCGCGCCCATTTGTACATCTACAGCCCAAGCAGGTGTAGCAAGAAAGAGTGTTGCTAAAAGAGCAAAGAAAAACTTCATGTAGTTTTGTGCGACTACAATATCTAGGTATTTCTGTCACATAGGTATGTCTTTGTAACAAGGATTTGTTTTGACTTCCTGACTTACCAATTCCCCAAATTCTGTAACACAGTTACACCATTTTTTTCTTAAATCTTTTGCTCTGGGATCTTTCTTTTGAAACAGTTCAAACCACTCACGCCACATTGTGGCACACTCATCAGACTTCTGCTGAAGATGCGGTTCCTTGTACACTGATGTACTCTTCTTTGTATGCTTTTAACTTCTGAATTAAATCGTCGTATTGTTCCCACATATATTCCGACCCAGTTTGATCCTGGTATACCTTACAGGCATTCATGAGGCGATAGATATCCTGTTCCTTGAATCTCATGGTGAAAACGCAGTGCGCTCGTAGTATAGATATTTATTCGGGGGTTGACAACCTGCTACATACACAGTAAGATGATGGAGTCGTTATGAGGATTCTACATATGGCAACCGCCGTCATGGCAGGTGCTCTCGGTGCCCTGGCAACCGCTCAGTTTCTTGTACCATATCAGAAACCTGTTGTAGGAACAGCACCACCACCAGTAAGGATTCCAGTTGTGGTATATGAACCGAAATGGAATTGTCCTTCTTGTACTCCTGAGGAAAAGTATGTCCTTAAAGAACTCCAAGAACATACCAAGATCACTGATAGGAACGCCCTATCAACAATCATGGGGAACATCAAGCAAGAGTCCAACTTCATTGCTAACGTTTGCGAAGGTGGTGCTAGAGTCCCTTATAGTCAGTGTACTCGCGGTGGCTATGGTCTCATTCAGTGGACATCATTAGGACGTTATAATAACCTGGGTAAGTTCTGTAATAAGTTTTCTTGCGATCCTAGTACACTAGAAGGTCAGACTCGCTATATGATTAATGAGTCTGTGTTCCAACGTTACCTTCCTGAGTTTGAAGGTCGCGGGAAAACTATTGACCAGTACATGGTTCCAGCATATTATTGGTTGGGGTGGGGTATCAAGGGATACCGCGAACTTTATGCTCACGAATACTATAAGAAATTTTCACTTTCATGAACGAAGACTGGCGCTACAATGAAGACAGGATGAAACTCAGGCAAGAAGTCCTGAGTATTCTTCTTAAGAAGTATGGTGGTGAACTTGATAGCACTCGAAAATCTAAGTATACTAATCAGTCTATATACCAGTGTGCTCATGATTGGGTGTCACAGGGACACAAAATTTCCTCTGGTGTAGTCAAGTACTACGAAGCATATTATGCGACCGACGAGTGAGTTCTCACCAGGAGGACTTGACGTAACTCCAGTTAATGTGTTACGATTACTAAGTGAACTTGAGGGGTCATCCCAACTCCTCAAGTACATGGGTTTCCAAGAAGATCAGGAAACCCTTGACAAACTTAAGAAGAAGTACTATACTATGTACTTCAGACTTAAGAAACTTGAGACTCGCTAGCTCAGTTGGATAGAGCAACTGCCTTCTAAGCAGTCGGTCGAAGGTTCGAGTCCTTCGCGAGTCGCCTCGCCCTTGTAGCTCAGTGGTAGAGCAGGGCTTTTGTAAAGCTCAGGTCGTCTGTTCAAATCAGATCGGGGGCTTAACGGACTGGAATACATCCGTGCTCACATCTCCGAGAGAAAAAAGAATCGGAAACCCAACCCATGTGAGAGAGAGGTGGGATCCCTCTTGGTGCCACCGCTGCTGACGAGCAGCGGTTATTATTAATCTTACTGTATTATGTCTTCTGTTTTTGATACTGTAAATTATTGGTCTTTTCAAATTCCTAATTATGAAGAGATACTAGAATTTTCAAGTACAAAAACAGATGAAGACATTGACAATCAAAAGTTTGACTGGGGTAAACATTGTGATATTGATAGAATTCCCATTACTGGGGCAGAATTTCAACATCTTTTACAACCATCAATAAATTTGTTTTCTGAATCTGTTGGAAAAACATTTAAATATACATTATATAATCCCTGGATAAATGTATATAAAAGAGGATTCTTTCAAGAAGTACATACGCATGAACCCCATGATGTCTCTTGTGTCCTCTTTTTAAATACAGGAAAAAATTTTTCTGATTTTTATTTTTTTAATCGTTATGATGTTACTTATTCTTCTTTGTGGAAGAGTATCTTAAATGTGAAAAATAAACATTATCCAAAAATTAAAGATGGAACAATCATCTTTTTTCCTGGCAATACTTTACATGGTGTTAGTAAACACAATAGTGATATTGAAAGAAGAACAATAGCATGTAATTTAGACTTGACAATTGTATAAAACTATTATACAATAAGAATATCATTCCTCCTTAGCTCAGCGGTAGAGCGATTGACTGTTAATCAATTGGTCCCTGGTTCGATCCCAGGAGGGGGAGCCTCGCTTGATTAGCTCAGCGGTAGAGCATCTCGTTTACACCGAGGCGGTCGGCGGTTCGATCCCGTCATCAAGCATAGTATACTTATACTAATGAAACACGAAAAACTTCACACAGAAATTAAAGATCTTCAAAATGACCTTACTTATATTAGAGGTCTACTTCATACTATGAGTCACCAGATTCAAGATCTTCATGAACAACTTGAGCAAACTTATAAACCAGAGAAACCCTATGTACATCCCTGGTATAAGTATAAGAAAGATCTTCTAGTTTCTACTGGTAATTACCAAGACTGACCCTCGGGTCTTAACGGGCATTAGTTCAGTTTGGCAGAACGCTGCTTTTGGGAAGCAGAGGTCGTAGGTTCAAATCCTACATGCCCGATTTATGTGTTATAATTAGTAGTGTATTTCATACACAATAATGAACAGACAAAATCTTCTTCGCAAGTTCCCTGAGGACATTTCAATTCTTAATGATGC